ACTCACGGCCGGTGGTGTCGGTCCCTCCGGTGTTGTTGATGGTATTCGCTGCCGTGATTGAGAACTCGGAAGTGAGATCAGCGATCTCATCCGAGGTCGAATCGACATACAGGACCAGCAACTTGGAACCGGCACTCGAGGTGCCGCCCGTGTTGTTGATCGTGTCGGCCGCCGAGATCGAGAACTCTGCCGTGAGGTCCTCGGTGTCGTCGGAAGTCGAGTCCATGTAGAGGACCAGCAGGACACCACCCGCCGAGGAGGTACCCCCGGTGTTGTTGATGGTATCCGCTGCGGTGATGCTGAACTCGGAAGTCAGGTCCGTGATCGCGTCACCGCCGATGTCGATGTTGATGACACTGAACAGCGTGTCGGTGGTGGCAATGCCGGTGACCGTATGGTCCCCTGCCGCTCCACCAGCGATAGCCGTCTGCACCATCACGCCTTTCCCCAGCCGCAGGACCGAGATCAGCGTGTCCGCTGTCGCGATACCTGTGACGGTCACATCCCCGGCAGCCGCACCGTCAACGGTGGTCTGCACAGGGACGCTCTTTGAGAATGCGAGCACCTCGAGGAGCGTGTCCGTAGCGCCGATGCCGGTGACAGTGATGTCACCCGCCGAAGCGCCGTTCACGACGTAGAACTCAAGGTCTTCTGTTCCTAGCACGCCTGCGGCCGCGGCCCCGCCCATTTCGAGGACGAACACCATGCCGGCCGTACCTACACCTTGGAGTACCTCTCCAAGGAAGACAGCCTCATCGGCTGCCGTGGTGGAGGCAGCGCCCGAAGCCGCTGCATACAGCGTGTCGCCCGCTGCCGTCGAGGCAGGTACGGACCACTGATCGCATTCCACGAAGATCGCCCGGCGCATGACGGTGTAGTACCGCCCGCCTTCGACCTTCTTGTAGTCGGCGTGTGTGGAATCGCGCTTGCCCTCCGTGGTGAGGATCACGCCGAAGGAATCGGAAACTCCGCCTAGTGCGAGTTCTCCGTTCGAGTCGATCGCGACGTTGAGGAGATTCCCATCACCCCAGGCACCTGCCGTGCCGTCGAGACCGCTCGAAGCCTTCGCGCGAAACTTGCCACCCTCGGGGGCAGAATCGACGATTGCCAACTCTGTTTCCTTCCTTCCCCGAGGGGGGGGAGGGCGAGAAATCCCTAGTTGAGGCTCTCCCCGCCTACAGGCCGGGGACCCTCACCATGCCCTTGCTCTCGAGGAGTTGTTTCTCTGCTTCATCAACTCGAGTCTCGTAGTCCTTGGGCTTGGCTGGGGTCTTTCCGCCTCCGTCGCCAGATCCAGGAACCTTCGACTTGAGTAGGTGAGGTTTCTCTTTGGCGACGGCTTCGACGAGGCTCTTGACGGTCCTGCCATCGATCTTGCCTTCGTCGTCGATCTCGATGGAGTCCACATCGATGAAAGCCGCAGCGTCGGACGGTTCGGCAAACCCTGCCGCTTCCGCCTTCTCTGCGATGACTGACTCGACGGCGATCCGCTGGAGAGCGGCTTCGGCCTTCTCGGCACGCTTGGTCGCGTCGTCGCGTTCCTTCTGTGCCTTCTCGAGGTCAGACAACTTCGCTTTCTCGATCTCCTCCAACTTCTTCTCGGCGGCCTTCGCGCGGTCTCTCAGGGACTTGGCTTCTCGCCGAGCCTTCGAGAGTTGCGCCTGGGCCTCCGGGGAGAGACCTTTGCTGTCGTCCTTGCCTTCCTCACCTTCCGCTGCCTCCTGGGCAGGCGGGTCGGGCTCCTGGCCCTCTGCTCCTGGACCCCCGCTGCCTTCACCTTCGCCGTCGCGACCATGAAGGAATCCGTGGATCAACAGTTCATGCAGTAGCACGCTCATTACCTCCTGGGTGGTGCTTCGCCTAACACCCTACCGGAGGAAACCGATCCTGAGAAGTCACAAGTTCACAAGCGTTACTGGTTTGACGGTCGGGGACCCGACCGTCCTGGCTTAGGGCGGATCACCCCGTCACCGGATTCGTCATTCCCGCCGGAAGCCTTCGCCTGCATTTCGATCTGTTCCTGCTGACGCTCGAGATCCTCTTGCATCTGCTTCTCGAGGGCTTCTTCGGCTTCGGCGATCTCCTCGGGGGAGAAGCCGGCATGTTTCCAGGCGAGGACCCGTGGCCACCCGATGTCGATCAGGGCTTTCGCCTCAGCGATCGCCGCGGCCCGGTATTCGACCCGGTCGTCCCGCCAACGGACCTCGCCGTAGGGAAGCCGGTCACCGGCACCTTCCGGGATCATCGGGTTCATTTCGGAACGGAACTCGGGGACAGCCCGAGCCGCCTTGTACGCGAGCCGCACCATCCGGTACCAGCGGTTCCCGAGGACCGCCGACCGTTTCCGCACCTTGTCGAGCAGCGGCTTGTCCTCCACTTTGAGGGACTCACCGGAAGGGGCGTCACCCCGACCGGAACGGTCGCTTTGGAAGAACATCCGCATCGGTGTCTTGGTGGTCAACGCCACATGCTGCAGGAACATCTCGACGATCTTGATGTAGGTGGACGGGTCCGAAGTGCCGAACTGGTGGAACTCCGGCATGACGTACCGGCCTTCGGTGTCCACCATCGGCTCGAAGTGCCAGATCTTGCCCGGGTCGTTCGACCACCCATCGGTCGGTGCCGCCTGTTTCGTGGCGATCGCTTTCTGAGCGAACGCATGGAACTCGCCAGCGACAAACATCTGCTGGATCACATAGTTGACGGCATCCTGCATCGGGACGACGTTCCGGATCTCGCTGTTCCCCGACTTGTTCGGGAACTCGACGACCGGGACTTCACCGAGCGGATTCGGCAGCGGCCAAGGTTCGTCATCGACCTTGCGTGGGCTCATCCCCGCGACCCCGGACTGGTCGGGGATCGCGTCCAGCGGAGTGATGTTCTTGTCGGACCGGGTGGTTTCGCTTTCCCCTTCCGACTCGACGTACTTGAAGATCGCCTCCGGGGTGTAGTAGGTGATGTAGATCGCCCCGGTCGGGGTCTGCCACCGTTTCACGGCCCAGCGGACCCGGTCCTGGTTGTCGTCGTCGTATCGCACCCGGACGATCTGCGCCGGGTTCCAGTTGACGGAGAAGCCGGTTTCTTTATCCGGCCAGATGATCGCGGTGGACCGGCCTTCGATGAACACTCCGGAATGCAGGAGCGGCTGCTTGCCGTCGATGTCCACGTTGAGGAACAGTTCCCACAGGTAGGTTGAGAGTTCCCGCCATTGCTTGATGACTTCCGGAGCCCGGCCAACCCGGATCCCGGTGACTTCCAACTTGTCGGCGATGGCGTCGATCACGACCTCACACCAGTTGTCCCGGAACCCTTTGAAGGCGTCACCGAATCTCTCCTGGAACTTGTCAGTCCCATATGAGATCAGTTGATCGCCTTCGTAGTAGTCCCGGTAGGTGTTGAGATCCTCGAGTTCCTTGGTGAGTTCAAGGAGTTCCGCGCGGACGATCGCTTCACGCACCAGCCCGGTTGACGCATCCTCCGAGGGTATCGGCAGGACCATTTCACACCTCGTCGTAGATGGCTGTCATCTCCCCGGAACCGTAGCCATCCCCATTGGGGTTACATCTGCTGCACCAGAGAGTAGCGACCTTGGTACCCTCGTCGAAGGACACGAGAACCCAGATGTGACCGAGCAGAGCGCACCGCCAGTAGGTTCGCCGGCAGGGGCTCATCTCAATACTCCTTCACTGTGGACGTAACTCTCATCTGTACCTGTCTCTGACAGGCAATGAACGCCCCGGAGGTCCCGTCCACTTGATCATCATGTGAGCCCTCCGGGAAGATCCGCAACTCGATCGCATACGGTTCGTTCCAGGGACCATAGATCCCGTGGAACCGTCCTTCATTCATTCTTGCAGCCGGTTCCTGCGCCCGGGTTTCCTTGTCGCCGGTCACATACAGGCCGTTGACCTCGTGGTATGGCAGCACGTTGTTCCGGAACGACGAGACCAGCAGTTTCCCGGCACCACCCCGTTCCTGCTCGAACCATTGGGGGATCGCCCGGCCGTCCCGGTTGGCGATCATGTGGACGAACTGTTCGGTTTTCCGGGGTTCATGCCGGCAGCGGGCCACATCGAGGATCCACCAGTCCGGCAGGTCGAGCGTCTGACTCCCGAACCGGGTCATTCCCAATTTGACCCCGACTGTCCAGTCCGGGTCCGGGTTCACATCGTTTGGTTCGGTCCCGGCCAGGTCCCAATACCTGACGACACTCTGGAACTCGTGTGCCGGTGGCATCTCGTTCGGTTCGTGCCACTGGATCTGGCTCGGGTCGAACTTCCCACCGGAAGCCAGAGCCGACCAGTCACCGGCCAGTAGTTGGGCCTGCGTGGTGGGATCCAACTCACTGAGAGCCTCCGTGTATTCCTCCTGATCCAGGTACGGGTTGTCGCCCAGATGTGAGAACACGAACGCCCGATTCGCGCCGATGTCCGGACCGAGCGGCAGTTTGAATCTGTCCCGATACCATTCGTGGCCCGGTCCGCCCGGGTTGGTGGCGCTTCTCATCCGGAGAGGGACCTGCACTCCGCGTACGCGCCTCAGCCGGGAGAACAGATAGAGGTACTGTTTCAGTTCGAACTGTGTGGCTTCATCGAACCCGACGAACTGGAACTCGGCACCCTGGTAGCGGAGATGGTCCTGCGGCCCTTCGAGGTAACCGAACTGCAGCGTGGTGCCTTCCGGGAAGGTCCACTTGTGGTCGTTCCCGTCCCATGAGGCTTTGGTGCCTTTCCACCATTCCATCGAACGGTCCATCAGGGCTCCGGGGAGAGCCAGGTCACGGAACGTCCGGCGCAGAATGATCGCCTTGTAACCGGGGATGTCTAGGTATTGGGATGCCCCTTGGAGCATCCCTTCGGATTTCCCACCGCCGGCCGCACCGCCGAAACCTACTTCCCGAACTTCATTCAGGAGCAGGAACGCCAACTGTTTGACGTTGACTTTCCCCGGCGTCGTCGGACTGGTCATCGTCCAATGCGACAACCTCGGCGTCAATGACCTCACCAGTTCCGAGCGTTCGCCTGGTGTCATCGAACGCACCCGCTCGGTCCAGGACTGCAAGGACTCCTGCGAGTTGACCAACATCCTCGAGGACATGGATGTGCTGCACCTCCCCTTCTGTCTGGACTATCTCGGTTGGCATCCCTCGGGCCAGCCTCTCCGCAGACATCAGGGACGGGATCACCCGACCGGCCTTGATGGCCAGGTCGAACAGTCGGCGGAAGTCCATTTCTGTAAGTTCCTCAGTGAAGTTCGGGTCCTGCATCTTCCGTTTCAGCGCATCGAACGGGAGGATCAGGGCCTCGAGACTGCCGACCACCTGATTGGCGTGCCGGGCTGCCATCTCTTTGACCTTCTCCTGCAGGTCAAGCCGGTACACCCGGTCCACATGCCGGTCCCAGGCGCGTGCCCGGGCCATCCAGTCGAACCGGCCGGTGATGCTGCTGTGCAGATAGTTCAGCGACAGGTCGAAGTGTTCAGCGACTTTCGTGATCGACCGGCCCGGTCCCATCTCCCGGAAGTGACGGAACAACTCCCATTGGCGGTCCGACTCCTCCTCGAGCCGGGACCACGGTTCCACATAGTCGGCCGGTACGACCGCCAGTTCGGAGGCATCAACCTTGTGGGGGTCGGTCGCCTCGGTGACCTCGACTTCTTCCGGGTCCGGTGCTTCGAGGTCTTCGAGAGCGGCCTCCGCGGCAGCCAGCAGATCACCCGCTTCGGAACTCATGTGGTCAGGATAGAGGAGACCCCCGGAGAAATGAACCCCCGGGGGTCTCGAGCCGAGGGACGACCCGAACCTCGGCTAGCCCTCCTCTAGTTCTATTCCCGCATCAGTTTGAGCATCTGCAGTCGTTGGTGCCCACCGATCGGGTTGGCGGTCCAGGTCTCAAGGACCTCCTCCCAGGAGACACCCATCTCCATGAGTTCGTTGACCAGCCGGACATCCTGCCACATCCATTTGATGTTCTGATGACCCCATGCTTCCCAGAACCAGTCGGGGACCACCACCCCGTGCGGCCGGATCCGTGAACAGCGGAGGCATTTCATCATCACATCGCAACGGTATTGCTCCCGGTGCTCGAACTTGACTGCTTCGACACCCTTGTCGTGGAACAGCCAGTATTGGACATGCCAGAAGGAAACCCCCGGCTTGCATCCACAGTCGATCTTGCCTTTGAACGGAAGCGGGAACGGGCCGATCGAGAAGCACCACACTTCGACCGTGTTCGAAAGGATCTCGCTTGAGGTCAGATCCGGGAACGGGTCGATCGGAATCCTAAAGGGGGTCACCCCAATCTCCTTCGTAGTCTGGTCGTCGAATTGAACCATCTACTTCGCCGGTTCGGAACGACCCTGGGATGGTTCTCACGCCGGCCACAGTCCCGACTTCGGCGACCAGCGCCGGGTTGACCTCGTTTCTTGGTGAACGGACCGGAGGCGGCTCGGCATGTAGCCACCTGATCATCTGGGCGACCCCGGCAACACCGAGGGCCGCCATGACGGTGATCCACCCGATCCATGCCAGGGTCTCAGTCATGAACCTGTACCTTCATCCTCTTTCCCCCCTTCGTCTTCCTTCTTCTCGACCGGACCGATCTCCACCAGGCCGTAGTAGGTGTTGCGTTTCAGTTTCGCTTTCAGGTCCCAGATCTGTCCGGACGGTCCGGTCCTGAGATGACCGACAATCTCGGGGGAATGTTCGGCGGGAGGGAGACAGGATTCAGGTTTCATGCACAACCAACCAGGGAGAACCCTGTCCAGTGAGTGTCCCTCCCGCCGAAACTGTCACTTCTTTGCCGCGAGCCTCTCGGCCCGTCTGATCGACCGGATGCACCGGGCGCAGGCATCAGGATCGGTCATGTCGAAACGCCGCCGTTCGGTGCCGGTAACGACCCGGCCGCAGCGAGTCACCGGGGCGTATGGCTTTCCGCTGTCGTTGCCTTTCTTGCCAAAGAACTGTACGGCGTGGGGTCGGATCGACCATTTGGTCGTGGCGATATGGAAGTTCATTGTTCTCCTCTCTTTCCCATCACGGGATGAATGAATGAATACTACCAAATGGATCGCCGTTTGCCTCGTTCTTTCCGGGTCAATGGCATACCTGGGTGTCGGCAGAATATTGGAGTATGGTTCAGTCCATGAGAACACGAGACAGGCAGGAACGCGGCCCGGAAGGGCAGCAGGTCATCCACAGGGAGCACAGGGATGGGCGTGTCGATGCGATCGTGCAGGTCGCACCGATCAACGTCAAGGCTCGGGCTCGTGTTGTGGACATCTCGGTGAGCGAGAAAGTTGAAACTCGCTCGATCGAGTCGAAGGCTGACATAAGGAGGCCATCGTGAGTAAGGCCGAGGATCTTCGCGCCGCCCTGGCGGTGGCCGAAGCCGAGGAGGCATTCGCGGAGCAGAAGGCCCTCTGGCGTGCCGGCGAACTCGACCGTGAGGAGTGGCAGGCCGCCAAGCGTGCTGTCACGCTCGCACGCACCAAGCAGCGCGTCCTTGCTGGTCGTCCCGGGTCAGAGAACTTCCGCCTCGAGAGTGACGGAACCCTCGTGGCCCTCTCGAAGACCATCAAAGCGATCAAGGTGAGGGATGAGAACGGAAACATCATCCCCAGCCAAACCATGATCGTTGAGGAGGAGATCGAGGAGGTGTTGGGCTGATGTTGCTCAAAGTCGAACGGAAACTGATCGAACTCG